TTTCTTTTTGTGTAAATCTAATAGATTACCATTGACATCTGCCATTGTTTTCATTAGGCCAGAAAGCACTTCAAATGCGCGAGGGTGTTCTGTTGATCTTGCAACTTCGATCATATCTTCTAAGGCTGCTGAACCTTTTACTAGGATGTCGTGGTAAGTTTGTCTTGCATACTCAAAATCATTATCTACATTATCAGATGAATCAATCATGCGCTATCTAAAGCTCCATAGAATGTTGTCGTAAATCCATAATCACTATCTGGACTTGCGGATGCTGGGTTAGGTATCACTCTGATTGTTGAAACTAACTCATCAGAGTCTTTTATACCACTATTTATAGTGTGTAATTTCATGTCTGCTTGACGTATAATCTTACCAGTTGTAACAGGACCATAGAAATTAATTTTCATTTCAAAGTCTAAAGTGTAAAGAATACTACGTCTTTGCTCTAAAGCACCTTCATAGTCGTCTGTGAATGAAACACTCTGCAAAGAAATAGGGCTGTCTTCTAATATATCTTCACCTGCAATAGGCTTTATTGTTAAAGTATATTGTGGAGCAAAGTAAGGAACAATCTGTTCAACTATTTGTAACGCATCATCTTGAGACTTTGCATAGATGTTTAATTGAAAGTTTATATTATAAGGTACTGGTGTTTTAACTTTGTTTCTATCGTAAACACTAGTGCCTGTAGTGTTAAACTGATTGACCTTACTTAATTGTCTGACTGGATCATAAACAATATTAACAATCTCGAATGATATGCGAGGAAGTTTGATAGCCAATTGTCTTTCAGCATCTTCACCATTAGTCTGTGATCTAAGACGTTCAATAAAATCACGTTTAGGCGCATATGTCAATGGTACTTTAACTTGACTTATTACTGCGCCAGCAGAGTTCTTACGTAACACATGTAAGTTATTAAACAGACTGCCAAACACGGCAACTGATTTACGAATTCTTTGATGATAGAAATATGTACCAAACATTATTTAAGTCTCCACGTCACCAAATGGGTTGCTTTCAGAGAAGTCTAAGAAGCCACCAGCTATGGTTTTAAAATCAGCATTTTGTTCATCGTCAGAAATTCTATTATCCTCTACAACACCACTAGCCTGTACGACACCTTTTGCACCCGATGTTAGACCTGTGATTGTTCCAGAGTCAAGGAATTCACGGAACTTACCATCTGTAGAACCAATGTGAGCCAAAGATAACACGCTATCAGAATCAGAAGCAAAGTTAGCCGCTGGTGCAAATGCGACGACTTCACCCCTCATAAATATTCCAAGGTCACTGTCAAGTGTCTGTGAAACGTTTTCGCCAACTTGGAACAAAGTTGCGCTTGATGAATCTTGATGTAATGTAAGATCCATTTGATAGGCACTATGCTTTTCAATATCATCAATAGCTTTGACACCTGTATCAAAATCTTCATCATTGTATTCGAATAGAGAACAACGCATTTTAAATGTTGGTAGATTCTTAAGCTGATAAAAAGGCGATTCGTCTTCGACCTTTTGAATTTCAAAAGTAGAGTTTGACATAGGCAAATGTATTAAATCACCTTCTCTAGGTCTATAGAAAGCAATATCATTCTTACCGACTAATTGATCAAAGCGACGTCGTGCAACAATAAACGTTGCTTCGTCTCTTATCTCAACACCGAATTTTGAAAACAAGTCTCTTTCACCATCAAAACCTTCTAGGTTCTCAATATACATTTCAATCTTATGAGATTTTTTAAATTTAGAAACAGAGTCGTCACCAAATATACGATCTTCGTTTACTAATTCACGAGGAATATAGAAAACGTCTTGACCATACATTTGTAGAGACTCAATTATTATGTCTTCATATAATGTCTGTTCGCTTTTAACGCCGACATTGAAGTATGCATTGGTTGCCATATTATCCTACAAAGAAATCTGGTGGAAATTCGTGTTCTAGTCGCATTGTTTCTTTTAGTGTTGCAATCTCGGCAGTAGCATCGTCATACAATTGTCTACCATTAAGAAGAACACCGCCTGGAAGTTGCATACCTTCAAACTTAATTAGATTTGCACCCCATTGTTGTTTTATCAACTGTGTGGTGAAGTCTTTTACAAACATATCATTATAGACTGATGTGAAAGTTTCTGGATTAATTATGTTGTCTGTTTCAAGAACTACGTAATCACCAGCTTTAATAGATTTATCATTCATGTTACTAAACCACTTTAGACGATTCTGATGTCTACGGAAATTTACTTGTGGCGTGCCAGTCAATTGACTTTCTAGTAAAGATAGATATTGTTGCATCTGTGTGAAGTAACCAAGATCACCTATAAAGCTACCTTGGTTTGCCACATCTTGTAGCATCAATTGATATTTAATACTAAAAAAGTTTCTTGAAACTGATGCACCAGTTTGTATTGGTAATGCTTTTATAACATACAATATATTGGTAGGTAAAGTTATATATTCGTTTGTAATGTCTGTAGCAGTCATTAAATGAACATGAAAACCTCTTGATACTGCATCAGAATGAAACTCTGCATAATACTGTAGAGCGTCGTCTATACGATCGTCTATTTGATCCTCGTCTACGTTAATTTCAATGACAGGAGCACCTAGCCTACGAAGAGCATGGTCTTGTAATTGTACTCTGCTTGTAACAATAGCCATTAAAAATAATCCTTCTGGTGTAATAGGAGAGAGATATTATTCCCTCTCCATTCTATTTAGCTTAGTTTAATAGGTTGCCAGCGGCATTATATACATTAATTCTATAATGAGAAGCCGCTTGTCCGTCTAAAGTACCAGCATTAACACCACTTGTGCCGTTGACATCAACTGTTCTAAGGGCAGTTAGTATCTGTGCGGCTGTCTGATCGGCTGTAGCACTTGATTCAATGCCGTCTAGTTTAGTACCATCGGCGGCAACGTCACGACCATCAACTGTTCCCGATGCGGCAAGGTTGACAACAGTTAACGTACCTGAGCTAGAATTAAAGGTAAGATTAGAACCACTCTTTGGCGGCAATTCGCCTGTCGCACCAGTTGTAAATAATGGAAAACAAGTCGTATCACTTGATTCATCTGCTACTGTAACAGCAGTAGCAACAGCTGCTAAAGCAACATCAATATTAGCCGTACCATTGAAAGATGTACCACCGATAGTTCTTGCAGTTGCTAATGCAGTTGCAGTTGCCGATAAATCTACTGCAATATTAGCACTACCATTAAATGATGTTCCACCAATAGTCCTTGCAGTTGTTAAAGTGGCTGCTGAACCAGATGTGTTTTGATTACCAGTTGCATTAACACCAGCAAGGTTTATATTCGCTGATCCATTAAATGATACACCACCAATAGTCCTTGCAGTTGCTAATGTAGTTGCGGTATTCGCTAAACCCACTGCAATATTAGCACTACCATTAAATGATGTACCGCCAATTGTTCTTGCAGTTGTTAGCGTAGCGGCTGAACCAGATGTGTTTTGATTACCAGTTGCATTAACACCAGCAAGATTTATATTAGCACCACCATTAAACGATACGCCACCAATAGTTCTTGCAGTTGCCAATGTAGTTGCAGTTGCGGCATTACCAGTGACTTCACCAGTAAAATTAGTTGCTGTTATTTTACCTGTACTTGGATTGTAAGTAAGCCCTGTGTCATGTTTTATCGCCGTAACTGCGCCACTTGTTGCCGCGTCAAACTTAATTGTAAAGTTTGTGTTAGTTGATTCGTCTGCTGTTGTTACAGCACCAGCAGCTGCCCATGATAGTGTTTTGTCACCACTTGTTACTAAGGCTTGTCCAGCAGAACCATCTGCATTTGGCAATGTCCATATAACGTTAGCGGATGGAGAAACTGGTTGACCAAATCCTACATAGTTACTTGCGTTACTGTCAAGGAACCTTTGTTCTGTTACTGCTGACACAAGTGATGTTAATACGCCTGAGCTAGGGTTATATGTTAAGCCAGTATCCGTCTCAATACCCTGTGTCCCTGTTGCACCATCTACGAATGTAGGAAATACTGTTTCATTGGCTGTATTGTTAGCAGTTGCCGTAATTGCAGTTCCTATTGCTGCAGTGCCAGATGTGTTTTGATTACCAGCAGCATTAACACCAGCAAGGTTTATATTCGCTGATCCATTAAAGGATACGCCACCGATTGTTCTTGGAGTAGCTAAGATGGTTGCAGTTGCCGCATTACCAGTTAATTCACCTGTAAGTGCGCCCTCAAATGTACCAGCTTTAACAATACCCAACGTGACTGAACTATCAGCCATGTTTATAGTACCTGAAACATCAGAGTCGTAAGCGTTTAAGAATGTCCACTTAGTCTCACTCACATCAAAGAATAGACCCACGTGAGTGTGGCCTATACCTGAGCTACCAGTGTTTCTGTTTGTAAATATACCAGTATCAACATTGATAGGAGATGCTGAACCTAGCCATGCGTTATTTAATGTGTGACCAGTTACTGCACCAAATTCTACACTAATACCATTTGCTAATGTGTGCGCACTATCGTTAATTCTAATATTTTCACCTAGGACAGTAGAAAATGCAGAGTCATAAGAAAACTTGAATGAGTCACCAGCCGAGTCTGCACTATCAATTGCAAGATAGAAAGCTCTGTTGACAATATCTGTAAAGTGACCTTTAAGAACCGCATCATCAAGACCTGAACCTGTTACCAATGCAGTGTTTGCATCACCTATTGTATCACCTTGGTTAAGATTATTAAATGCGCCACCAATATTGATATTCTGTGTGGATGCGTTTACTTGAGTACCTAAAACTGTTAAGTTATTACCAACAACCAAATTAGTGCCTATGTGAGCATCAGCAATAGTTCTAAAAGTTTGAGTCGTATCATGGCTTAACTCGACCAGAATTTGTCCAGTGCTTGCATGACTTGTTAAAACACGACCAACTGTAATTGGAAAGTTAGGGAATGAATTTTCTGTACTAGACAATGCACCAGCTGATGCTCCAAGGAATACAGCGGCATTGGCAGTCAAAGAAGACGTGTCGATGTTATTTACTAGACCTGAGTTTGTTACGTACCCAAATGTGCCATTCTCAATATCATGGGTTGCAAGACCAGAAACTTCGTAGTGATCCGCGTTTGATCCGTTTGCAAGTCCGATTGTAGGTGTAGTACCTTGCACACCAACATAATAGACTGGTTTACCATCAAGGATTGTTGCACCAGATCCGTTATAAACTCTAGTAACTTGCTCTTGACCAACTTGTAAAGTCATAGCAGCTTCGTCGTTGTAGACTGCTAAAGCACCGAATGCTGAGTCGTAAAATACTCGACCTTCTGCATGTGCAGGGATAATACCAGAATAATCTAAGAAGCCTGGTGCAATTGAAGTGGCAGTGACAACATCGAATGTTACGTCGTCTGTTGTTGCAACTGCTTGACCAATAGCAATGTCGTTGGCATTTACTGTGACACCAGTACCAGCACCAATGTTTAATGTGCGTGTAGCTGCAATAGTACCACCGCCTGTCAAACCTGCACCAGCAGTAATTGTTACGCCGGTGTGATCAATATGTTCGTTTGCAACAAATCCACTTAGATTGTCGTGTACGATTTGTCCGTCATTAGTTGTGATGTTATCTGCATTTGCAGTTAAACCAGTACCAGCAATAACATTAAGTGTACGATTGGCGGCGATAGTACCACCGCCTGTTAAACCAGTGCCCGCAATAACAGAAACACCTGAGTGATCGATATGCTCATTTGCAACAAATCCGCTTAGACTGTCATGTACAATGTCACCATCAGTTGTAGTAATCACACCAGTGCTATCATTGTATGTAATACCAGTACCACCACTTATAGCGTTCTTAGCGTCACTGTCTGCACGCGCAGTCGTGTAATAAAGGTTACTACCTTCTGTAAGATTAGCTGTAGTGAAAGGACCTAGTGTAGCAGTTGCAGTAAATGTACCACCATCTGCTGTACCAATTGTTAAGATGCCGTTACTACTATCGTATCCAAATGATGCAACACCTGCAACTGGAAATACTCCAGCAGAGTCTATTAGTCCTTGAGCGTTTACTGTAAATTTTGGAACTAAAGAACCAGAACCATAAGTACCAGCAGTCACACCTGTGTTTGTTATTGATATTTTACCAGCGGCAGAGTCGTATGTAATTCCTGTGGAAGCTACTAGCTTGGCTCTTACTTCTGCTACACTAGGACCTGTATATGTTAATACGCCTGTTGCAGGGACATATGCAAAAGAACCATCTCCACCAGCGTCTGTTAGACTGATTGCGTTCTTTGCATCAGAATCAGCTCTTGCTGTAGTGTAGTATAGATTATTACCTTCGCCTAAGTTGGTAGTGCTTTTTGTAGCTATTCGTACATCAAAGGCAGAGTCAACTCTTGATGTTGTATGATACAAATTGCTACTGCCTTCAGTAATCTCATCTGTATTATCCTTTGATGCTATTTGTGTAGCAACGTATGCTTGCGTAGCAACTGGAAGGTTTGCCTGAGTTATAATGCCACTTACGTTTACTGAACTATCAAACGTTGAAGGTCCTTTGACTGTAATGCCATTCTTAACTATAAAATTCTTGTCTGCCATGGTTCATTGTCCCCGATGGTTATGTGATAATTGTTTGGTGGGCTTTAACTAATATTGTATTTGCAGGATTACGTGTAAATTTAACTTCAATTGTGCCTGAGTTATTTGTTACAGCTAAAGATCCTAGATCACTATCACCAGTATGTACTATACCATATTCTGTACTTGCTATATTTGTTCCGTCAAATGCAGTCAATATTTTAGAGATTTGTGTCTCTGTAGAACTGCCATTGTATGCTGAAATATTAAATTCTATTGCAGTGGATGCACCACCTGTTACATATGATGCAACGATTGTAGCTGATCCGCTTGTTACTGATACACCAACTGGTTGTGCTTTAACTATACCATTCTTAGTATAAAGAGTGCCAATGTAAGCACCTCTAAATCTTATATCATCTGTGCCAATATCAATCGCATCTGAATCAGAGGCAAATAATGCACCAGAAATAGTTGCACTATCAAGTGTTTTATTAGTTAGTGTTTGTGCACCCGACGTTGTAACAGATTCAAATCCACCAGCGGTCGAACCATTATGTACTCTAATACTATTTAATTGATTATCATATGAGATTTCACCAGCAGCCCCAGTAAAGTTATTATTCTGAGCTGTTGTGCCTCGTCTAAACTGGACTACTGTAGGCATTTATTTAATTCCTTATTTCTATACACTTGAATCTACGCCAAGATCTATTGTTGCTAACGAACCTACAGGATTCATACATTCAAATGTTCCGCCTGTTGAAATTCCAAACGCATCAATTTGACCTGTTGAGTCCACTGTTCCATAATTACCTTCTGGAAAGTTAATTGCTCCAACGCCTGTTGTGATTGCGTTATCTACATATATTTTATTTACCGCATCATTATTATCAGAAGGCGAAGATAAATTAACAATCCTAAGACTGTTCATGTTTATCTGACCAGTCATTGTTCCACCAGATGTGAGCAATGTTTCTGATTGTGCCGAATCTATTTGAGCCTTTATAGCATCAGAATCAGTAAAAAATTTAACTACATTATCGGCATTTTTATAAAAAAGTCTTCCGTCTTTATAGTTAATAGCCAATTCACCATAGGCCAAATCGCCAACAAGAGGTATCTTGCCAGCCGAATCTGATTTAAGTAATCTAATCTCTACGTTAGACAATGTTTATTCTTTTCTTTTTAGTAAAACTATATAATATTAGTTCTATTTATAACGATTAATACTCGCCGCCGTCAACAATATTCAAAGTTACACCACCATTAACTACAGTGAATTGAGTATTATCAAAGAAAGCTAAACCTCTTTGCGTGTATGAGGCGTTAAATACATTGATTTTAAACTTACCGCTTGATGAATCCAAGTTAAAACCGATAGATGCATCAGCAGCAGTTATCTTTGCTCCTACATCAGAATCGAAACCTAAATATGAACCAGCAAGTGTACTCGCTTTAAATGGCGCAAGTGAAAATGACGAGTGTGCTATATTAATTGCAGTCGATCCTGTTGGATCTAGTGTATAGTTATCATACACCTTAAATGTCTTATCTGTTGCGTCTCTGAACATACCAGTAAACGCAAAACCTGAACTATCTTCTTTGCGTCCAGCCGCATAACCAATATCAATAGAAGCGTTTGGGCTTCCAGCTGAGTCATTAGAGTTAAGCTTGATGTGATGGTCTGCAAGGTTCAAAGTCTCTGAATTAATAACAGTCTGTGTGCCTGTAACTGTAAGCCCACCTGTAATTGTGAGATT